ATATACAAAATATTCTTCAATTTCTAGAAATTTGGTATCTTGATCTGAGTTTCTAAGACTAGGATTTTTATATTTTTGATTTGGATCTTTCTTTTCTTGGCGTATATGCCTAATTTTCATAGGATCAATATATCTTAAATCTTGAATCCCTGCCTGAGGATTCTTCATATCAATAACTTTTAAATAGTATACCCTTCCATCAATATACCAATTCCTGAAAATTTCATGGCACTTTCTATCAAAATCCATGATTTCTTTAATATATTTAAATTCAGTTCTTATAATATTTTTTAACTTATCACTAGCATTTAAATTTGACAACTCAATTTCTACCGGTGAATCGTATAAGTCACTTACAATAGCTTCATTTACAACATCTTCTATCGCATTATCACATTCTGGATGTAGAGACATTTCTCTATATCTACGAATTAAATCAAATTCAGTTCTATATACTCCCTCAATATCAATATATTGACCATAAAAACTACTCTGCAAATAATAATCTGCCCCGTCCTCATTATTTTGAGGAACGGGGGAGACTATAGAGTTAGATTTTTTATCTACATTTTCAATAGAAAAACCAAAAAGTTTTGTCATTTTATAAGTTTAAACTTCTATATCTAATATTTATTCACTCAAATAATTCTTGACTTTGAAATCAAGAATATCAACCCTCACCAGATGTTCTTGAACCAAATACACTATTATTGCTTTGGTCGAGTGCTTCCCACCACTGAACTTGGAATTCTACAGTGAATTCTTCAATTGCATCAGTAGTCTCATATGAAAGATCAATTTGAGAAAGATTAGTTGGAAAAACATCATAGAATCTATATCTTCTTAAAGTTTCTCCACCACGATCCAATTGTTTTACATATGCATCAACCATATAGGAAGAAGGATCGACTAAACCACTTGCATCATCATGTCTGTTGATGTGATTCATCCATCTTTCAAACCTATCTCTAAGTAGGAAACTAGTATCATTAATAATAGTAACAGTCCATGTGTCAAATGTTCTGTCGCCAGCAACTTTTAAAATTCTTCCTCTGAATGGAATTTCAATTGGACCAATATTGGATGCCGGAAGAGCAGCACCCTTAACCATAAATCTATCAAAATCCTTTGCTCCTTCGGGAAGTGCTAATTGTAGTTGGGAATCGGATGGAAATGCCAATTCAACTTCAAATAGATTTGGTCTTGCTCCTCCACCTGTTAATTTGTTTTTAAACTCTGAGATTGTTCTTAGTGCCATTGTTTTTTTCTCCGTGTGTCGTTAATAAAAAATAAATTAAACACCAACTACTTCTTCAAATGCAACACCAGTTCTGGTGGCAATAAAATTGAGACCAATAAAGTTGATTGATCTTGCTGGTTGAACATAAATGTCAGCAACAAATTCATTATTATCAACCACTGCTCCAGTATTATTTGTTTCGTCACAAATAACTCTGAAGTCAAAGATTCCTCTTTGAGCTTGAATAGTTCTAAGGAAAGGTTCAATAATGTTTACAAAATTTGCTCTTGTAATTTCATCGTTAAATTCGAAAAGTTGATCTCTTGCAGCAGCAGAGATTGCATCTTCCATGTAAATAAACAATCTGCGAACATTAATTCTATCAAAAGCAGATGCTCTACTAATTCCAGTTTTATCGCCAAAGAGAATAATTCCTCCACCAGCATTAACCATGACCGGATTAATTCTATTTGAATAAAGTGTATCTCTTTGTTCTTGGTCTGGATTGTATGCTAATTTTACTGCATTTAAAATAGAACCTCTTGCAGTTCCTGCGGGAGAAACCCATGGGAAAGCATTTATATCATTTCTAGCACAAAGTCCAGCAATATCTCCATTTAATGGAACATATCTAAAGACCTTATTAAATCTATCATACATGTACTTATAACCACTATCAAAAATTGCATAAGATGAAGAGGTTATTGGACCATAGAAATCTAAAATATTTTTAGTAATTTGATCTCCAGAGTACATATTAACACTTTGTCCTGTAGAGGTATCATTTAAGAATGCCCCTCTATATGGAGAAATAAATGCAAGTGCATCTTGTCTAGATTCTGCAACTTCAATTAATTTATTTGCCAGTGCTTGAGATTCTTCCTTTCCATGATTTGCTGCTCCCATAATTAAGAAATCTATGTTATAGAGTTCTTTATTTTTAAGGATGTCATAACCGGAGGATAAGTCGCCAACAGTAACCGTGTATGCACCTGCTACATTATCGGTAGAATTTCCATCATAATTTTTTCCTGCAGATAGAATTAAATTTTTTGTACCAATAGCACCGTAAATAACTGCGGTTCCATCTGCTTCCAAAACATCTT